CCTGAGTCCAATATGCCAGATATAACCTGCCATGATCGGGATTTCAAATTCAAAGGTAGGTCCGCCAAAGTGAAAGAACTTATGGACGGACAACTTTGGGGATTTGAGGATTCCAGTGGCAGAGTCGATCTAGGATGGACTCGGGATGACATCGATGAGATGATTGAACTCTATCACCGTGGTAATCCAAAAGACCAGCATATGATAGAGAATATGATGGACCCTGATACAACAATTCTCCCGCCAAAGCAGAGGAAGCGTTTGGTTCGCGGGCTCGGTTATGAAGACGAGTGTGCCGTTCCAGCGTCCAGTACTCAATCTGAGCAGCAGGAGTTGAACGGAGTCATTAGGTATCCAAAGGAGCGGCCAGTCCATTGTGGCGGAGTTCCGGCGGAGAACCCAGAAGTTGTTGCGTACTTCGGTGAATACGAAAGCAAATTGACTGAAATGGGTTATGACTCTAGTAAATATGCCTATCCCATCATAAACGCGGATACAGAAGCAACTTCGGTAGTTAAACATTTAGAGTTGTATCATCAGCGCGTGCAGTCTGTTGTTAAACCACCATCTGAGAGCGAGTTGACCAAAGTGGTCATGATACTAGCCGAGATGATGGAGAACAACAAGTATGAGCCCGACCCTGATTACAAGTCGATGTCTAACATTATTGACATTATCGATTCATCTGCAGTAAGAGATTCAAAAAGTCCAGGCCATCCGTACCAGGCTAATGGTCTAGCCACCAACGAAAGTGTTATTAATAAATACACTAAGGAGGGGTTAGCGCAATTGGTTTTGAAGGAGTGGAACTCTTCTGATGAGCTCTTTTTGAAGATGTTCGGTAAAGCTGAGCCGAATAAGAGAGAGAAGCTCGATAAAGGAATGATGCGAGTGGTATCAGGTCTCCCTCTTCATGAGATGATCAAGCACAACGCCATTTTTGGTAATTTTGCGACATCTCTGGTTGATAATTGGAAGCAATCCCCAATTAAGTTTGCTTTTAATCCGCAGCGGCCAGGTGACATCAAGCATATGGCTGACATTTTTCCGGGCACAGTATCGGATAGTGACAAGAAAGCGTGGGATTACAATTTCTTCATGTGGTTGTTCGAAGTTTGTTATCGAACAACACAGGAGTTGGCAGTACAACCAGCTGACATTTCTGATGAGTCATTCCAGGAATACCTGGAAGATATCAAAAGTTCTGTCATGCGGGTTGCTTGTGACTCCAAATATCGCTGCACTAATGGTGAGGTTTTCGCACCAGTGGTTCCAGGAGGAATGAAGAGCGGTTTCTTTATGACAATCGCATTCAATAGCATGGGACAAGTCGCCTTGCATATTCTCACTATGTTGCGTATGGGCTATTCTCGAGATCAAATTCTCAGTAAGGAGTATGCCATCGTAGCTGGTGGAGATGATGTGATGCAAACCTTCCCTCCAAAATTTCCTATTGAAAAATAC